TTACTTGGCGGTCGGCATGTCGGGCGTGCCGCCTTGGGTCGACTTGCGCTTCACGCTGCCGTCCTTGTTGCGACGACGCTGGTCGCGGGTGCTGGCGCGCTTTTCGCCAGAAGCCGCAGCCTTGTCGGCACCGATGGCGCCGCCTTCGGGGGTCTTGGCTTCGTCGCCAGCAGGAGCGGCAACCTTGCCAGCGGGCTTGGTAGCCTTCTTGGCTTCGGCGCGTTGCTGAGCCTTGCTGTTGGTGGCGTTCCCTTGTTCGGGCGTCGTGCCGGCCGGGTTTTGGGCGTAGGCGCCAGCGGCGAACAGGCCGGCGATCATGACTGCGAGAATTTTGCTCATTGATGATTCCTCTATCGAGAATTGGTTGGAAACGCCTCCCGGCGAGCAGAAGGTCAGCCACTAACGAGGCCATTGGCCCTATGGTTGACAAACGCTTGCTGATGGGTTGCGTCTAAAATGTACAGCGATTTGTTCGCGGGCTGTACAGCGATTCCCCGTCGTGTCTGAATTCGCTGACAGTCGTCAAAATTACGCCACTTCCGGAGCCATCCCCCTCATGTCCAGCTACCAGCACATCAAAGTTCCGGCCGAAGGTCAGAAGATCACGGTCAACGCAGCCAACTCGCTCAATGTGCCGGACCAACCGATCATCCCGTTCATCGAAGGCGACGGAACCGGTTTGGACATCACCCCGGTGATGCTGAAGGTGGTGGACGCGGCAGTGGCCAAGGCCTACGGTGGCAAGAAAAAGATCCACTGGATGGAGGTCTACGCTGGCGAGAAGTCGACCAAGGTCTATGGTCCCGACGTCTGGCTTCCCGAAGAAACGCTGCACGCCGTGCGCGACTACGTGATCTCCATCAAGGGCCCGCTGACCACGCCTGTCGGTGGCGGCATCCGTTCGCTGAACGTTGCGTTGCGCCAGGAACTCGATCTTTACGTCTGCCTGCGCCCCATTCAGTACTTCGAAGGCGTTCCCAGCCCCGTGCGTGAGCCGCACAAGACCAACATGGTCATCTTCCGCGAGAACTCGGAAGACATCTACGCCGGCATCGAGTTCGAAGCCGAAAGCGACAAGGCAAAGAAGCTCATCAAGTTCCTGCAGGACGAATTGGGCGTCAAGAAGATTCGCTTCCCGAACACTTCGGGCATCGGCGTCAAGCCCGTGTCGATCGAAGGCACAGAGCGCCTCGTGCGCAAGGCGTTCCAGTACGCCATCGACAACGACAAGCCCAGCGTGACCATCGTGCACAAGGGCAACATCATGAAGTTCACCGAAGGTGGATTCCGTGACTGGGCCTACAACCTCGCCGCCAAGGAGTTCGGCGCCGAGTTGATCGACGGCGGCCCGTGGATGAAGTTCAAGAACCCGAAGACGGGCAAGGAAATCACCGTCAAGGACAGCATCGCCGATGCGTTCCTGCAGCAGATCCTGTTGCGTCCCGCCGAATACAGCGTGATCGCCACGCTCAACCTCAATGGCGACTACGTCTCCGACGCGCTGGCCGCACAGGTCGGCGGCATCGGCATCGCTCCGGGCGCGAACCTGAGCGACACCGTTGCCATGTTTGAAGCCACCCACGGCACGGCGCCCAAGTACGCAGGCAAGGATTACGTGAACCCCGGCTCGGAGATTCTCTCGGCCGAAATGATGCTGCGTCACATGGGCTGGACCGAAGCCGCCGACCTGATCATCAGCTCGATGAAGAAGTCGATTGCGAGCAAGAAGGTCACCTATGACTTCGCCCGCCTGATGGACGGCGCCACGCAAGTGAGCTGTTCGGGTTTTGGCCAAGTGATGATCGACCACATGTGACACATTGAATAGTCCTGCACCGGCATGACTTACAGCCCCGTCTTCCCTCTGGGAGGGCGGGGCTGTATTGCTTTTGGGTTGCCCATTGTTGAACCGGGTTGCCTTACATTTGGGGCCATGTTCGGGGGCCATCGTTTTTTGCATGGCCCCATTCCTCGAAGATGCGCCACGTCAACTACACCCTCAAGCCTGCAGTAATAAATAGCGCCTCGCCTCGCGACAAAGCGTATTCCTTGACAGACGGCGGGGGGCTGCACATCGAGGTGTTGCCGTCCGGCTCAAAGGTCTGGCGCTACAAATACCACCTGGACGGCAAGCGCGAGAAGGTCACCATCGGCGCCTACCCTGCGTTCAGCATCAAGGCGGCCCGAGACCGGCACGAGGAAATGCGCGCAATGGTCGAGCGCAATGAGAGTCCGGCCAGGCAGAAACAAGTCGACGGGGCAGAACGGCGCAGCGTAGAGGCCAGGGCGGTGACGTTCAAAATGTTCGCGGAGCAGTGGATCGATGAGACGCTGTTCTATCGGTCGGCGGGCTACCGCGCGCAGATCATTCGCTGGCTTCAGGCATACGTCTATCCGGAGATCGGCGACCTCGCCCTGGGCAACGTTCAGCCGGCACACGTGCTCTCGATCATCGAGAAGCGGCTCGACACCACCGTGGCCGCCGAGCGGATCCGCGTGATCATCCAGCAGATTTACAACCACGCCATCCGAAAGCTGATCGTGACCAGTAATCCGGCCACGCCGCTGCGTGGCGTGGTGACGCGCGCGCCAGTCGAGCACCATCGACACCTCAACGAAAAGGAGCTCACGGCGTTCTGGCGGGGCATCGATTTGCAGGGCGCCCATGCGACCACGATTGCAGCGTCGAAGCTGCTCGTGCTGACGATGGCACGCAAAGTCGAGCTGCTGCGGTCGACGTGGGCCGAATTTGATCTCGACTCCGGCGTTTGGGATGTACCGGGACCACGCATGAAGATGAAGAAGCCGCATCGCGTTTTTTTGTCGACTCAGGCGGTCAGCATCTTGACGACGGTTCACGCGCTGACGGGACACGGCGACTACGTCTTTCCGTCGATCTTTCGAGGCGGCGTTCCGATGAGCGACGTGACTCTCAACCACTTCTTCAAGCGCATCGACTTTGGCGTGCCGGAGTTCAGTCCGCACGGCACGCGGGGCACCGCTGCAACGTTACTGCGTGAGCATGGTTTCGGCCGCGATGTGGTCGAGTTGCTGCTCGCCCATTCGGAGAAGAACCAAGTGGTCGCGGCGTACACGCATGCCGAGCATGTTGGCGAGCGGAAGAGGGCGATGCAGTTCCTGGCGGACTACATCGACCAATTGGCCGCGCCCTAGTTCGACAGGCCTTCGGCCAAGCCCTTGCGCACGGCGAGAACCTGCTCGACGGGCCACACGCGCGTGCGTGCACCGAGCAGGATGCCCTTTGGGACCCTCCCTTCCTCGACCCACTTCAGCCACGTGCGGCTCACGATGGGCAGTAGCCCCGGTTTGCCATGTTTGCGGTCGCCGCAGATGTCCTTCACGCGCAACAATGCGCCGGCAGGGTATTGCTTCAGCGGCTCGCTCGTGGCGTTGACGGCGTTCTTCATTGAATTTCCGGCGTGAATTGGGCGTGGTCCTCGTCGCTGAGCCAGAGCACGGGAGGCAACGAAAGAACGCTGTCGCGCAGCGCCTCGAGGCTTCCATCGTTCTGCAGCTCGAAGTCGACGGCGATCTGGTGCCGCTCGCTGCTGTGATGCGCCGTATCGGCATCGAGCGTTGTCGCGTTCGGGCTGTGGACACGCACGACGCTGAGCTGCGCGCCGAGGGCATACAGCGCTGCCATTTCGACCGGATCTCGCAGATCGGTGATCGCGAAGCGACGGAAGCCCACAGACGCCTTCCGGTTGATCCAGCGGCAGGCAATGTCGGCGTAGTAGGTCGGCCGAAAGCGCCGCTGGAAGTCCGCCCAGTGTTGCATCGCCCAGCGTGGGCTGCGCGGTTCATGCAGGCTCTCGCCGGCGTCGAAGCACCAACTGACGAAGGCCGGCTCGTTGCACATGCCCACGGCAAGTGCGGGAATCGACCATTCCTTCGTCGGGCGGTGGTTGAGCATCCGCTCGTCGATGCGCCAGGCGGACGCGATCTCACGCCGGAGTGCATCGCCGAACGCGATGGTCTCGAACTGGCAGTGGTTGAGCAGCACTGCGGCAGCGCTGTCCTTGCCGGCACCTGTCTTGCCGGTGAAGGCGATCACGGTGATGCCATGCTGCGTGGCCTTGCCGCAGTGGCGCGGCGATTCAATGTAGACACGATTCATGCTGGGTCTTCTCTTTTGGGTGGATCAGTCCTCGTCGCGCTCGCCTGATGCGGCGCGCTTGTGGTCGAAGAAGGGAAGGCCGCCCGTGGGCGGTGGGAAGGGCCGGCAGGCCGCAGCGCGCTGTACACGCACGGGCAACGCGCCGGCGGCGCTCGGATGCTGGGCCGCGAGGCGCACCATGCGGCTGCGCACGCGGTCACGCATGACGGTCTCGAAGTCCTCGGCCCGCCGAAAGCGCGCCGCCATGCGTGCGCAGGCTTCGCGCAGCAGCTGGTCGGTGGGCTCGATCGCGTGGGCCATGTCGGCTTCGCCAGGTCAGCGCCAGGCCGGCATGTCGAGGTGCCGCGCATTGGGGCCGCAGCTGCCGTGCGCGGAGCGCGCAGCGTCAAGGGCTTCGGGGCCATGGCATTCACGACACCGGTGTCGACGGCGTACGTCGACCTGTGCGCTCGCGGTGAGCGCGTGGTAGCGATAGCTTTCCTCGGGCCCGGCAGTCGTGATGCCTTCGGGCGCGAGCTGGATGCGCTCGCGAAACCGCTCGTCGTCTTCGTAGGCGGCCGCCACCGGTGGCACCGCGTTCGGATTGGCTGGCGTCACGACCAGGCGGGGCACCTGATAGTTCGCGCCGAGGTTGTCGAGGTCCGTGCCCTTGGCGTAGGCCAGCATGCAGGCCTTGGCCGCGTCGTTGATGCGCTGGCGCATCAACAGCTCCTGATAGGCCATCTCCTCGAGCAGCTTGTAGGCCGGATCGGATTCCAGCACGAGGCTGTAGTCCGGGTAGCGCGTCTGAAACGATGCGAGGCGACGCGCGAGGATGACCTCGAAGTCCAGCACCTCGATGACGGTCGGCGCCGGCAACAGCGACATGTCCATGCTCATGTCGCGGCCCCGATCTGTACCGGCACGCGCATCGACAGCACGCTGCGACGTTGGCCGGGCGGGGTGTAGATGCCTTGCAGGTCGAGGATGGCCTCGCCCGGGTTCTCTCCGGTGAAGATCTGCACGCGCGACAAGCGCAGGCGCGGCTCCCATTTCATGAGTGCACCTGCCGTCGCGGCATACAGCCGCACGCGGGTCATTCCGTTGTCCGGGTGATCGAGCAGCTCGGGCCAGAGGCTGCCGTAGGGACGGCGCATGGTTCGCGAACCCAAGGGTGTGCCCAGGATGTCGGGGATGCTCTGGCGCAGGTGCTCGATCCCGTCGAGCGGCTTGCCTGTGAGGCGATTCATGCCGCTCATGACGCCACCGGCCTTCCGCTGGTCTGGTCGCCGCGCTCGATGTCGGAGGTGAGGTGGTCCTGCAGGCTGATGTCGCCGGCCTTGATGTCGCCACCGTCGGTCGTGATGCCGTGCCCTTCGATGAAGTGCATGTCGCACCTGATCTGCGCGCCCTGGCCGCTGGGCCCAATGCCGTAGCCGACCATGCCCGCCTGCCAGGTGAGCAGACCCTGCACGACCATTTCCCCGGTGGCGATGGTCTTGGGCGCGTCGAGCGTGATCTCCTGCGAGTGCACGGAGGCGCTGTCGCTGGCGGTCACATCGGCCGTCTTGCAGTGAACCGTGATCGAGTCGGGCACGGTGATGTCGGCGGTGCCCCCTTCGGGCAGCGTAGCCTTCAGGGCGCTTGTGGCGTGGTCGTATTCGATGACTGCGCCGTCCGGGTAGGTCGTGCGCTCCACGTCGCCGCTGTCGCCGTTGGCCGGGATGCCATCGCTGAAGATGCCCACGAGCACGAAGCCGGTCGCCATGTCACCACCGGGCGAGAGCACCATGCACTGCTCGCCCTCGGAAGGTGGCGACCAGTGGCGCACATCACCGGCGCGGCGCGCGAACCATGGGAGCCAGTTGGTGGAGAGGTTGCCCGATTTCACGCGGCAGCGGCGCGTTTCATGATCGACCGCGAACACCGTTCCAGCACGAACGAGGTTCTCGATCAGGCGCTGCAGTTCGACGGTGGATGCGGGCTTTCCAGACATGCCGTCGATGGTGCCGGCCATGCGCGCGCGACGCACTCGAGGCACTTTGTATCGGGCGCTCCTACAACGGCATGTCTCAGACGGCGAGGTGCTGTGACAGCGGATCTACGGAAGGTCTGGTCCCTTAGCGGGCCTACTGTCGCAGCGAAGGCGGACGCACACGATGGCTACTCGCTCTTGAACTCCACTGCTCGATGGTGCGCCATGTATTTCTCGTGTTCGGGCTTCAGCGCAATCTTCATCGAAGGCGTGATCCCAAGTTTGGCGGCCTCAGTGAGAAGGGGGGAGAGGCGAATAGACCCGCCCGTATCGAACGTGATGAAGCCCTTGTCGAACGCCTTGTCCAGGTTTGGCGAAAGCAGCAGACCGTTCCACTGGTCCAGTCGCTCACTGTTCGTCGACTTCTTCCATGGCTTGATGTGAGACGCAACAAGGAGGCTGGTGTCGCTGAACCCCGTAACAGCACAGCCGGTCCAGTGCAGCAGCACCTTGTCTCGGAACGTGCCCTGGCCGATCCTGGACTTGATCAGCGCCGTCTTCTCGGTCGTCGTCGTGGTCGGATCGCTGATGATCTGTTCGAGGTCGGCTTGCACGTCATCGCTACCGTTGCTCGTGAGGTATGCGGCGAACTGCGACAGCGTGGCGCTGTACATGTGATGCCCGCGCGCGTTTCGCTCTTTGAAGACGGGCAGTTCCTGGATGCTTGGGGAAAGGGCGCCAAAGGCCGAAGAACTGCTCAATGCGATCAAAGGACCTGAGATTAGGCCGCCATCCATTGCCCATTCGGACAGTGAGCCACGGAGCGCTCCGTCGTAGCTCCTCGCCGAGGACTTCGACAGCCCTTTGTGAATCATCCAGTCGTAGAAGTTCATGCAGTAAGAATTGCGCCAAGTCCGGCTATTCTCGCGCAGGGCTAGGCTGACAAACGTTTTCGGAGGTACGACCGCTAACCGGCTGACTCCCGAGGGGCGGCCTGTCGCGTGGTTGCTCAGTTTGCCCTCTGCGGAGCGGGTTAACATCCCGCCCCCGATGCCCAAGAAGAAGCCACGCAAGCGCCATAGATCAGTCACCAGCGGCATCGCCGTCACACTGCGCCGCACAGCGGTCTGGCTCATCACCGCCGGCGCCATTTCGATCCAGGCGACCAGTTGCGGATTTCTTCCAGCTCCATCGCCGCCTGCTCCCTCCCTGGAGCGTTCTGGCCCGACCACCGCCACTCAGTTTTCAGGCTGCCGCGAGTTCTTCGCCGGTGGTGTCGCACCCTCGATTCCGCAGGCTCCCCTGCAGCGCGAGCTTTGCTACGAGGCGTTTGCCATCCTGCACAGCGGCACAAGCAAGACCCCGGTTTTCGTTGCCGAGCGGCTCGCCCGCGCGAGCATCGAAGATGCCAACGAGAAGCGCACCAACAAGTTCTTTGCGGATGCCCGGCTGCCGCGCAGCGAGCGCGCAGAGCTGAGCGACTACAAGGGCTCAGGCTATGCCCGCGGACACATGGCCCCGGCCGGCGACATGTCGAACCCGACGGCGATGGCACAGAGCTTTTCACTGGCAAATATGGTCCCGCAGAACCCGACGCAGAACTCCGGTGCCTGGTCCAAGATTGAGCAGGACACGCGCCGGTACGTCCTGCGCGCCAAAGGCAATGTATTCGTGATCACGGGGCCGGTGTTTGGCCCCGAAAGCCTGATAGTCGGTGCCAACCGCGTGCGTGTGCCTACGCACCTGTTCAAGCTTGTCTATGACGAGAGCACGGGCAAGGCCTGGGCGCATTGGCAACCGAATTCTGAAGACGCCCGCGCCGGACGGCCGATCAGCTACGGGGACCTAACGCAGCGGGTCGGCATGGAGCTACTGCCGGGGGTTGAAGTGCGGTGATTGTGCTTCGGATGGCGGCCACCGTCGCCTTCGGGCCCTGAGCAGACATCACAACGCCCGGAAGTACGTCCACACCCCATTTTCTCACGCACCACGCGATTTTTAGTTAGGACGCTCGCAAAGCTCGTGCGTGCTGGAGCACTTGAGCCGTCCTGACGGCGGCGCTAAGCATTCCATACATTCAGGGCCGAGGTAGCTCGCGCAAGAACCCTTGATGGCTCCTGCCTAGTTGGGTTCCTGCGCTGCAGCCCCAAAGACCTCGGCCTCGACGTGTGCCGGCAGCTTGGGCACGCATTCGACCATGGCGAATGCGCCAGCCCAGTCATCGTCCGTTACTGGGTGGAGGGGGTACCAGGCGACTTTGATCCCTTGCCGGAGAAACACCATGGCCTGCGGGTTCAAGAAGTAGTACTGCGCGCCTTCTTGGGCCGTCTCTTCGTCTGTGTAGAAGATCGTCTTCGTCTCCTTCAACACATTTCCTTCATGATCCTCGAGGCGTGCGTCTACAAGCTCCCCTGCGAAGAATTTGTCGATGATTAGCTCGTCGACAATCGGGACGCCATCGATCGGCATACCGGTCTGCGTGGCGCCGTTGGTCACAACCAGCGTGCAGATTTCAAAGTTTTCCGGCAGGAGGAATCCAGCCCGGTCGAGGGTCTTGCGAATCTCGCCTTTGTGCTTGTTCGCGGCCGCCGCCTTGCGGGTGATCTGGGCCGCCGCAGCGGTCAAAGTCTCCCGGTGCATTGCAATCGCTTTCGGCTCCGTCGGGTCCAGAATGCATTTCAGTTCACAGAGGAAGAGCAGCCTGCCGATGCTGAATACGACGTCCACTTCCTCGGTCTGCTCGCCCGGGGCGGTGAAGCTGAATGATTTGTCGAGGCACTGGGAGACCGCGGCCAGCTTCGGCGACTGTTCGATAGACTCCGCCACTTTCGCACGAATATGCTTTTCGAACGCAGGGCCTCGCAACGCGAGATCAATGCCAAGCTGCCGAAGCCAGATGTCCACGATCCTGCGCAGGTTCGGACTTTGTGCGGCGCCGAACACGGGCGTTAGCGTTTGCTGGCCCACAGGGACGAGGGGTTGGGCCCAGAGCTCCTGCCCCTGTCGCCCGCGGTAGGTCATGAACTCCAGCAGGGCGATCGCCCCAGCTCGAGTGACGTTGCCACCTTGCATGAACCCTTCGATCAGGGCATCGCGCTGTAGTGTCGGCACGTACGCTGGCAGCCAGCTCGATCCGTCATCTTCTTCATCATCCTTGGTGTACTGGTGCCGTTGCTTGACGGCGCCGAGCAACAGATCGGAACAGCGGCTGATGATCGTCCACGCGTTCATCGCGTCTGCGAGTGTCAGTCCTGCGAGCTCCTTGCGCGGCATTGCCAGCAAGTCTTCGTAGTAGTCCTCAGTGGCGTAGGCCCGGAGGGCAAGCAAGTACTTGTGTTCTTCTGAACTGTCTTCTGTCTTCGTGAGCACAAGCTGTTGCCGGCGCCCCATTTTTTCGATTTTTTTCACATCTTCGACAACGGGCCGAAACGCCTTCTCGAACGGCGGGAACTGACTTTGAGCGTCGAGCGCTTGCTTCATGAATTCGACCGCAAGGTTTCGCCCGCGTGCTCGTCCCATAGCGTATCGCGCCTGCCACCGCGGTTTCGTCGGGCGAAACTTTCGCAACCCTTCTTCGACCTGCAGCTCATAGCCGTTCCAAACGCAGTCGTTCCAGAGATCTTCTGCGAGTAGGTAGAGCAGGCCGAGGTTCAGTTCAAACATGGCTTCGCGCCAGTCCAGCGAGACTTGAAGGTTCCCGGAGAGTTTGGGGTCCTCTTCGAGGATCACGCGGAGCGGAACCTGCAGGCCATCGACCAAGCCCTCCGCGACGGCGTCCGGGGAATATGAAGCCCCGCCTGGGAGGCGCACCTTTGTCGCCATGAGCTTGTGCATCAACACTGGTTCGCCATCGCCGTTCTCGACTTGCTTGGCTGTGGCCGCTTCGAGCACCTCAGGCGTCCTGTCGGAGAGGATCCGGTAGTCGTGGTTCGAGCACGCGACAAGGGCGCGGACCTTGGTTGTCGCGTTGAGATCGTTGTTCGTCGAAATCTTGAGATTGGCGCGAATGGTGGATAGCTTCTTGTTGATTTCGAGGCCGGCAGCATGCAGGCGCTGATCCTCGGGTTGGTTTCCACAATCTTCAAGCGCGCTGGCCCACGCCTGCGGATTGAACCCTTTGCGCAGGGGGCCCTGAATCTTGTTGGCGCGGACGCGCTTTGCGAACTCTCCCACGGTGGCTCCAGTATTTCAACGCGAGAGCCCCGAGTGGGCGAGGCTTTCGATTCTTCTAGCCGAGCGCATGATCGACTTCCACCATGTGTCAGCCCGAGGGTTCTTCAGTGCAGTTCGAAGCTCTCGGCCACCTACCCCAGCATACAGCCGGACATCGAGCGTCCCCACAACGTCATCATGATGATGTTCGGGCCTACGTCTGGCTCTCGCGCCTTGCGATCCGGCATGCAATCTTCGAACACACGGTGCTGACGGGCGACTGTCTGCTTCTGGCCGACTGTAGCCGGTCGCGCCGCCGTCGTGAACGGGCCCGAAGTCGACTATGCCCGTCCCATACCGATCACTAGCTAAATCCGGTTCTGGCACTGAGGCCACCCACGGACCTGAGCGCCTATTCGCGGTCCGGGAGTTCGACCTCGGCTTCTTCATACTGAGCATCGCTATCGAAGCGAATCACGACCGTCGAGTTGCCGTAAAACTTCCCGCTCGTATCCCGGTATTCCAGATGACCACCGTCGGGAAAATCGATGCAAAGCACTTGCGGCTCCATGGAGGCGGCGGCGGACGTCACCTCGGCCAGATACCTGCGCCGGTCCTCCTCTGAGGCTCGGGAGCCCGCCGCTTCTGCAATCTCCTGCGCACACTGTCGTCTGAGGCTCGTCTCGTTCTTCAGCACTTTGGCATGCAGCGCTTTGGCGTACTCGATTGATTCAACCTGCTGCGCGCGAGTAATGTTCTCTTCATCCAAATCGATTACAAGGCGAACGCGATGCGTGCCGAGTTCGACAGCACCAATCCACGCGGACTCATTCCAGGACAGTTCGCCAAGGATCGAGTCATCGCTCCGGCTCAGCGGGTCTTCGGCGCTTGTCATCTTGAAACTTTCATACGGTTTGTTGATCTGGATCGCTGGAAGAAATCATGGCGAACTAGGCACTGCCGACAAACGTCGGGTCATGGCCGAGTGCGGTCCCCGAATCGTCGCACGAAACCCCTCTACGAGTTCAGTGAAACACGACATCAACCTGCGAGGTGCTTCAGCAGCAGATCCTTGATCAGCTCGCGTTCGGCGTAGGTCAGGCCCAGAAGACCGCGCGCTGGGTATTGATAACTTGGGCCGCCGGGCTGCACAAGGTCGCGAAGGCCGAAGTGGTGAACGCGGGCGATGCGTGCCGTGCGACCGAAGAAGCCAACCGCCACGCCTTCCTCATCGGTCTGCACCTTGAGGTGGCGCGCTGCGCGCAGCTTCTCGAACATGCTGCGGCGAATCTTGCCCATCTGCAAGCGCGCCTGCGTCGTCTTGCGTGGCTCGTAGGCGCTACCGTCCGGGTTGCGCTGGCCGGCGATTCGCGCGGCCTGCTCACGCCGCAGTGCCTGCCCGATGGTGCGTGCGAGCGCACGTCGCTTCGGCATCGTCAACGCGGACAGCAACGGGGTCGCCCAGTCTTCGAGCGCGCGCAGGTCGTCGGTCATGTCAGTTCTTCACAGGCTCGAAGTCCCAGGCCGCAAGCGGCTGATCGCCGAACCACACCTCGATGCGCTCGGCGCGCTGCACCACGCCGACGTGCGGCGGCTCGGCCGCATGCTTCACGTTGTAGCGCTTGGTTGTCTCGGGCGAGTCGGGATCAGCGCCGGGCGAGACGATCACGCGCTCGGTCAGGTCCAGCTCGATCGACAGGTCGATGGTTTCCTTGTTGAGATATTCGGCCTCGAAGCGAAAGCTGCGCTCACGCAGATCCGGGTTCTCAAGGATCTCGACCTGCTCGGTGCGAAGCCAGGCCAGCATCGGCACCATGATGGCGTCGGCGTGGCTGCTGTAGTCGAGCACCACTAGCTTCAGGGTGTAGCGATAGACGAACGACAGCGACGCGGCGCCGGCGGCCACGATCTTCCCATTGGTGATGAAGATCGACAGCTTGTCCGGATCGTTCTGCAGCTCGGGCGTTGCCGCCGTCAGATGCGTGCGCAGGCTATGGGGTTTGAGCACCGGTATTCCCGATCAGGGTGTTGAGGGCGTTGAGGGCGTTGAGCCTGAAACGAACCTCGTTATAGCGGTCGATGCAGGCGTTGAGGTCGACGATGGCGAGGTCACCGTCGCTGGTGATTCCAGCCACAGCTGCCGCAAACGCTGGGTCAAGTTCGGCTCGCGCTTCTGCAGGTTCGCCGGCAGCGGCGGGATCTGAGGCGACGACGGGGCGACAGGTGGCAGGGACTGACACCCGCACACCACCAGTGGCAAGCAGATGCTCAAAATGATCTCTTTCATTGCGGACACGTTCGATCTCCTTCTTGTGTGCGAGGTCGCGCGCGGCGAGCCCTTCGGCCAGGGCGCGCTCGGCGTCGAGGGTGTCCGGTGCCGTATGCACGGCCAGCTGCAGCAGCGCGGCCAAGCCAAGCAGCACGGCGAGAACCCACATCATGGTTTGCTCCTTTCATCGGGCGGTGGCATGAGGTCGCTGCCGGGGGGCGTGCGCGCCGAGTGGTCGCGCCCGCGCAGCGCATCGAGCAGGCGCACCGCAAAGCCGAGGGGGTCGTTGCGCATGGCGCCGCCGATGGAGCGCAGGCCCATCCAGATGTCCTCGCTGACCACTGCGCATGCCCCAACGATTGCCAGGCGCAGCGTCTCGGCGGTTACGAAGCCCTCGATGCCGAGGCCGACGAACACCGCGACCGCCACGCCCGTCAGCACCGCGCGAAAGAAGCCGCCCCATCCGCCGTGCCGCTTCTCGACGACACCCTGCGCGAGGCCGGCGAAGAGGCCGACAAGGGCACTGGAAACGATGATCCCCAGCGTCTGGGGTTCGGTGAACAGCTTCTTGAGCCAGTCTTGCATGTCGTCAGTCCCAGAGCTGAACGGTGCGGCGCGTGGCCGCGCTGGCCGGCGGGGCCAGTTCGACCTGCAGACCTGCCGGCAGGATGGGCCCGTGATCGGCGAGCCCGGGGTTGAGGAGGAGGGTGCCGTCTTCGACCGGTCGCGATTCCACCGACAGTACATCGCCGTAGGCCCGGAACGAGCTTTCGGGAACGGTGCCGCGATAGTGCTCGAGCCACACGCGTGCGCCGTACTTGTTCGGGTCGAAGTTCTTTGCCATCTGCTCGATCCACGAGCGTTCGATGCGGCGGCCGTCGGTAGTGGCGCCTTCGGTGGCGACGCGGAACTTCTTGGATTTCTGGGCCAT